CTCTGGATGCCCGAGTCGATAAAACGACAACGGAAAACTAGAGGGTGAGAGTTTGTGCACCCCGCTCCATAAAGAGCGTGAAAGCCAACTTCTAATTGGATTTAAGAATATATACTAACCCGTATATACCTTGTCTCCCCCATAAACCTGGAGGGGGTGACAAGTGGATCAACTGGAAAACCAGGAAACCGAAGTGATTTATGGGCATTCTACAAGACTACGGGCATGAAGCCGTAAACAACTTTAGAAGAGTTGTTGTAGAGAGTTCCTCTTATGAAGAGGTCACAGATTTTAGTAGGTATTTCGTACTAAGGAACGAAGGTGATATTTATCGAGCTACCATGCTCTGTTGATCTATACGATCACTTTAACAATAGGTGGTACACCTATAAAGTATCCACATTGGAAATCATCACCGGCTTGTCTACCGAAATCTGGCAAGGCAGCATCAGGCGCATAAACCTGAAGTTGAACTTGAGACGTGGTAGGATAAGCACCATAGGCGATTCCGTGTGTACTCGCATCATAAGTCGAGTCATACCAGATTCTTGAGTGAAATCTGTTATATTGTGGAACTTGAACTTCAGCTAAAGAAGCATCAGTATTGGTGTTATAAACTTCTAATGCATGCGTCTTGGGAGCTGACGAAGCACTTGAAATTTTAGATGAATAAATTGCTGTATTACTATCGGTAGGTAATAGTGTACTAGCAAGTATATTTACAGTATTCGAACTATAGGAGAATACTCTCCATCTAGTTGAACCTCTGTTTAATAGGTATAAGGATGATACTAAAGCAAGATTATCATTCTGATGATCTGTACCAGTTGCATTAGTAACTGTGGTAAAAGGTAAAGGAAAAGAGAAAGGATCAATTACATAATGTTTTCCTACATAAAGCAAATCTCGTATAGGCAATATATCGTTCTTTTTCAATAATGAAAGCAAAGATACGATTTTCTCACCAACACAAGCACGAGCTGAAAAATGATTATCAGTTTTAAGTTCTGAAGAACCAATAACTCCTGAAATAATGGAGTTTTCATCTCTTTTAGGGATAAAAGAAGATGACTGTGGATTATAGATAGCAACAGCCTGCATTGTGTGTTGAGCAGGAACCGCAAATTCCATATCTGGTGCACCTGCTACCTCAACTATAATTGAAATTGTGGTTGAAACAGTGGCAGGAGCAATCAAAGGATTAAGAACTCTAATTTGTAATGAACCAATAGAAGAGAAATTACCTTGACATTGTTTATAGGGGGACAATGAGACATAGGGAACAATAAAATCGAAAGAATTACCTTCTCGAATATCTATAATTTCTCTATGACAATAAGTAGAACCAGTATTGTTTGGAAAAACGCTGGCACCTGGTACAACACTAGGATTAAATACAACGGATAATCGACCGGAATGAAACTCAGTCTTAACTATCTTGAAAGTAAATCGTAATCCTCCTCTATAAAGATTAAAGAGGTTAGATAAAAAACATACAGGCGTCATGCAATAGACCGTATTAAGGCCTGAAGCTATGGTGCTTTGCATAATATTGGGACTAACCTCAGTACTATATAAAACGGAATCAGAGGCGTCAGTAGTAGACCAAGTTTGGGTCGTAACCCAAGCAGGAATAGATTTGATATAATCTATAGACATTTCGTCTATATCATTTCCTGCAAATCCAGGTAAAACTTCAACAGTATTTCCTGAAAATAGTGATAAGGGTAACGAATTATCAATATTATCGCAATTGTTAGCGTAAGCATATGCAACTTGATTAACTCGATAAGCGCGTTCTAAATTAATTGGATTGGACCATCCGAATACGCTTGCAACTCCAGACATAAGATCTAAAGCCCAAGTAACAGGAGCCGCTAAAGCACTAAGAGTGGGAACTTTATCTCCTATTAAATTAGAAATTGAACTAGCTATACGAAGAGCTGATGTGACAGGTCCAACTCCCTTAGCTTTTTGCTCACCTTGAGCAGCATTAAACTTTCCTGATTGGGGGTAACATGGAGCAGCTAATGAAACATTTTTAAAAGATACAAAAAGATCATAAGAACACGATGTCGATCCAGCAGTAGAGACTAAAGCTGAATATGGGAAAATTTTAACTTCTCCTAATACATGAGTAGAAGCTGAATTAGGAGGTACAATAGGTAAATGTGAATATACTGAAACATAGGGTATTTCTATACTCACTGAAGTTTGAGTGGCTAAATCTATCTCAACATGTGGTAGTTGAGTTATTGTAGTTAGATTTGCAGCACGAGTACCATTGGAAATGGCTTCTGCTTTAAGCAGTCCAGTTCCTCCAAAGGGACTGTAGGCTAATATATATCTGCCTGCTTGGAATTTATTTGCATTTACAACAAGAGTGATGACAACATCAGCTCTTATTCCCATAAAACCTTTAAGTTTAGAGGCATAAGGTTCATTACTTAGAAAACTATAAAATAATTTATAGTTAGCAAACGTAGATGAAATATCTGTAGATTGCAATGATCCACTTTGATATGGATATGGTTTTGCAAGGAAATCTTTAATTCCTTGTTCTGAACATGTCTCTGCATTAGATGACAGTTCATTGGGTAACATAGTACGTAGTGACATTTCTGAAACTACGGTGGTTGCATCATCTGTAAAATTAGTAGTTGATGCAGGTATAATGGTGTCCGTAGGAAGCGTACTTTCTACGAATAAAGGATTATCAATTATTTGTTTGCTGATTCATATTTGTGAAGTGCCGTAGAATCACAGCAGCACTCCTTGGTTCAATTTGAGATTTTGGTTTACGGCCGGAGCATCTCTAACGTAAATACGTAACTCCTTTAACAACGATAGCATAGCAAGGTGGATTCAATTGAACGGATTATTAAACCTGAAGATCACATCGTTGAGATTGTTGGGAATTTTAAAAGTACTTCCAAACTTATTGTGGATGTTTAATGTCATCCCTGACAGGAGTGGTTTAATACCAATCCTCAGAACCATCGACGGCCATAATAAGCGCGCTTCGATGAACCATAGGAGGTACTTTACCACAAATATTGCGATAAGCATTGAGAATTTTTGGAGCATTCTCATTGAATATTTCCTTACTATGAAGAGATAACTCACGAAGTGAGCTATTAACATTTGCATCAGTAATCGCAATAGGATCATGTTGTTTGGTCCAATAAGGGGTTTCCATAATAACATCAAGTTGCAAAGGAGCAACAAATCTATCTAAAAGGGGTTCATGTCTGAATCCACGTTTTAAATAGCTAACTTGAGTGATATTGCGGAGTTTTGAACCAGTCGCAGTTTTCATTTCAGTAGTATAAGTCATACCTAAATCAGCAGCACCATCTGACATGGTACTCTCGTTAAAGAGATGCTTTTTATTCTGATCAACTGCAAAAATATTATCGTCACCAAATGAATGAAATGAAACATAAATATAAAAATCATATAGATCTTTGGGATTAAATTTATGAACCTTCCACCAAGAATAATGAGCGACAAAATGATTGTATATATTATTTATAACAGTGGTAAGTGGGCATCCACTATTCATAGAGGAAAACCATTCAAAAATAGTTTTACCATAGATATGACGAGAATTGACAATTTCTTGCCAAAGAGTAGCGCGAGCTACAGAATGTTCATCATCATACCATGCATTAATTAAATCAAGAATAGCATAAAGAATAGTGGCCTTTTCAGAACCATCATAACCTTTATAGTCGCCAGCTCCAATATTTTCCGTTTGATGTGTACCAAAACGTAATAATGATGAAGCTAGTTCTTGCCATTCAGTAGAGAAAGGATTTACACCTACTGAAAAGCCATTTTTAATTCTATTATCTTGTGTCCATTTAACGAACCCTCCAAATAAAATCCGGAAAGAAACGAGTAATGGTAAGGGACAAGCAGAAAATAAACGAGTTTTCATTTCTAAAACTTTCGCGTGTTTTCTTCTCTCATCCTTTAGACAATCTGTATTGACATGAAGGTGTCGTACTTTAATATGTGCATCAGCTAGAATAGTTTCGACTTCCAACCTAAGTTGACAAGCCAGGGGGGTGCTAAGATCGAATTTTTCGTTTGATCCGAAAAACTCAACTTTACCAGGAAATTTCTTACCAGGTTTAGCATTATAAGGATATCCTGCAGAAGTGGATCTAGGAATACCTTTGAACGTTGTCCCTTCAATTCCAGATATAGCTTCTTCAAAGGTTAGAAGTATTCTATGTGTAGGAATTTCGGAGACATGATTCATACGTGATAGAACTGCTTTACCGATGTCTTTAAAAATTTTGGGATCAATATAGACATACGGTTGAGCATATGTTTCGCAAGCAATTGTAAATGGATGAATTCCGTCTTTAGGACGTAAAACAGCTGGGGCGGTCAAAGCCGAACCCCAGGCACCATATAAAACTGATTTGGCAATCGAAGTAGCTCCTGAAGATGAAACGGGATGAACGACTTCATAAAGCTTACCAAAATTGGAATTAATTTCTGAATTGTTGCTTTGTGGGAATACATCATCTTCAAAAGATGACAAGATCTCATCTGTGTCTTTAAGACCTTCCATAACGTCTTCATAACATACTACGGAAGATAAACCAGCACCAGTGAGTGGTGAGCCGGCAGAGTGGATACCCATTAATCTAGCACCTCCTTTTTGAGTATCAAGAAGGGTAAAAAGGGATCCACAATCGCCTCCTTTGGTCATGGCTGTATAACTAAAAGCTTTAGCTAAAACATATCCATTATCGCCAGAAACGATTTGAGATGAGATTAAATTGGCGCGTCCCATCCAGTTAGAACTTGGAGAAGGAATAACTAGACGGAAATGAATATCGCGCAAACCGGAGATTTGAGATCGAGTAAGGAAAAACTTAGATATATCGGCATGTTGTGGAACATGTCTGGGCATCTTTAAAAAGACAACATCTAAGGATTCTAAATCTGTACCTGATACTATATTGAACATCTCATTCATTGGGATTTGGAATTTTGTGGTTGTTCCATATTTATTGAATGTGATAAGTTTATCATTATACTCAGGATAATCGGCGAGAATATGATAAATTTTATCAACGAAATGTTTATTTATCATCATGATCGTACCACGTATAAACGTGACATGACCTAAATGATTTTCTTGATCTGGAAGTACCATAGTATAAACATTTCTGTTTAATACTTTGTCTACTATTGAAATATTACCGTGGTCATATTTGAATTCCGATTGAGGAACGAAGGTAGCTGGAGCAAGTGCTCTAGCTTTAAGTTCTCGGAGAGTGACTCCTTTTTGAGAAGCTTTACCTCGTTCTTTTTGAGGTTTACCTGAATATTCTTGAGGTTCAATATTCGAAGGAAATAAATAGTTTTTAAGCTTTTTAAGAATATCTAAAGTTATTCCAATAGATATCAAGGAAGCTACTAAACCAAGAACAAATTTTAAGCGTTGCATGAAAACAGCGTCTAAAAACAAAGCTGGCACAGGAGTGCTAGCAATAAGCTTGGAAATAGTAGTATATCCTTTGTCCATGGCATTTTTAATTGGAGTAATAAAATCCATGAACTTGATTGTTGGTAAACATTCGGAACTTTCTTTTGTAACATATGAGTGGATACCCATAAGAACAAGCTTCAAGTTTTCAAGTGTGTGTGAAAAGAATTCACGAGCTTTAGCACCAAACTTAGCAAATGCAAAAGCAATAGCTTGTTTAGCGTTAAGAGTTGTATTATGAATATCATATACGTGTTTTTGAATTTCAATAACTTTAGGAAGGAAAGTAGGGTCTTCCTGATTTTCAATAATAAAATCTTCAACGATATCTCCATCTATAGGAAGCATGGAAATATCAACTGCATTATTTGATTGTGGTAGATAAATATCAATAGTATCTTTAATTTCTAAAGCATATTGTTTAAAACGAAGAGCTTTTAAATCCAACAATTGTTTGATTTTATCAACCAATTGAGGGAAATCATAAACGATACCGGTAGGTGTTCCATTTATGCTAGTCATAATATTATATTCATGGAATTCGGAAATTTCTGGTCGCAAAGAGGAAATACCACATTGTCCTAAGGGCAATGTACTATTATCAATACGACGGGAGCGTAAAGATCCTAAAGTTTTGGGGTCTGTGAACTCAATTTTAGGGACCATTTCTAGAACTATATCGAATCTGCGCTTCAAGGCATCAGATTCAGTGATACTTTCAACATTGAAATTAGTTCTATTTGTACTAGCTATGATAACTTTCGAATTGAATCGTACGTTACCTTTCTTTTCTAAAGAAGCCATATGCATAACATATTCAAACATAGAACCCATACGTATAATACGCATGGGTTCACCGTCTGGATTTGTCTTATCATCTGGGGCTTGCAATAAATCATCTATCTGAACAACAGATTTATCTGGTGAATAACCATCAGAATAAACTGTCTCAGACATACAATTCCAAATTGCAGCTTGGGGATTTTGACGTATAGCTTCTTTACTATCTTCAGGGGCAAGATAGACAGCTAATATATTACTGAGATGAACCATAACGTTAGATTTTCCGACAGCTGGAGCGCCACGGAAAAGAACTATGACTGGTTCAACTCGAGGACCCTCAGTACTTAAATTCATACCATCTAAAGTTTTCTTCACAGAAGATAAATAAAACAGCATTGAGTTAAGGGAGGAAACCATACCTGACGATTCAGATTTGGGCAATTTTTGGACAATGCCAAGGCATTCTTGCCATAAGAGATGAACACGAAGAGCGTTTTCCATATTATGTGTGAATTTACCTAAATGTATTTCATCTTGTAGTTTACGTGAACGTTCTACAAAATTATTAAGATCTGCGCGATCTGATTCAAGGAATGTCAAAGTGGGGAGACCAAAGATATCAAGTCGAACGTAATTAACTATATTCTCTATAATAGAGATAATGGAAGTAATTGCGCTTTCAAGAGAATCAGTATTCTTCTTAAAAGAAAAAAGAGATTCTATTATAACTTGAAACCATGGTTTCCTTGTTGGGGAACCAGAGAGCAAACCTACGAGAATAAGCGTTATCGACGAAATGATATTGCTAAAGGTGGTCGAATTCATTTGAGGTTTAGGAGTAGGATCAAAGAAAGAGTGTGAATATTCTGAAAGATCTGCAATCAACTGCATAATTACAGTTGAAAACGGTAATGATCCAGATAACACGGATGTCGAAATAACAGCAAGTAAAGTTGTTAAACTGACACCATCATTCTTAGAATAGTGGAATAAAGCTGCTGCAGAAATTGCGGAAATAGCAGCTATATGTTTAAAATTAATATCAATATTGACATTCGAAGAAGTACGAACATCAATACCATGAGATAAAATATTTTCAAATTTGACCAATAGTTCTGTAAACTGGGGATCAATTTTATGATTAATATTAATATCGGTAGGTTTGATAGTAAAATCAATGGGCAAATGTGGCATAAAATTCATTTGTGGGAAATACTTATGCATTCGAGATAATCTGATTTCTATATCCCGTCGTTTCTCATTCGAACAAGTTACGATACGTCGAGAATATGGGATTGACGTATCTAACTTTCGCAATCCTGGTAGAGCGCGTCGGATTGTGCGTTGAGTAATGTGGGGGATGAAATCATCAGATTGGGGGATGTAAACTGTATCTTCTGGAGATACAGGGCGAGCTAAAATCAACGATACTGTAAATTTGATTTGCAGTACAACGTTGAAGAAGCGTTTTCTAAAAATTTGCGCTTCAAGAAGCTTATGAACAAACTGATTATCAAATCTGTTTGTACGCGGATAAAGCATAGGACGACTTTGAGGAACAAAGGGAGTACTAAGAATCACTGACAAAGGAATGCCAGGATAAGCGCGTCTATTGAAGTGAGCAACTATTGAACGAGGTGAACGGAAACCAGACCATTTCTTAATAGAAATGGCTGATTTTGTTCCGAAGGTTGCAAAATTGTTATGAGATTGCGAGACAGAGTGGTTTTTAAGGCCATTAGCTCTGGAAGTTATTACGTTATAATTGTTAGTTGTAGCCATGATTGTAAAAGAAAAAGGGGGGAATCGATTCAAAATCAAGAGGTATAACGGCGATTATGAGCCCTCACAACATGCCGTTGTTATGAGGAGTGCGGGAATCGAGAAAAGTGTTCCAATTAATAAAAATAATATCAAAGTAAATATGATAATCTAACATCAAGTCCTTTTGGGAGAGTGTTAAAGATACATACGATCAATAATATATTAATAAAAATGTACTAGAATTCAGAAATAACGGCAGCTACTTTGGGTGCGATAGTGCACACCTAATTTTTCAGTTCCAAATGGAACGCTGATTTTTGGTTTCAGGATTTTAAATTGTATATGTGGTTAGATAATAATTTAATTGTAATGATTCGTAATGGTAGGCGTTTAGGTTTTGGCAAAACGATTATAAGAACAATTAATTATTAACGGGCCGGGTATAAAGG